GTTGGTGCGCCCTTAGACACCAGTAATTCCGTAGACCTATCTGCAAGAGAACCTAAAATAAACCCGCGAGCCACAAAAGCGGCCATACGGGTGTCCTGCACACTATCTGCCATGCTAACTCCTAAGATACAGAGGGGTGCTTAACCCTCAGTAATGTCTTGCAGCACACCCTGAGCGTTACGCTGAGAGATACCTAACTCCCAATACTGCTTAAGGACTGCCTCGTAGGCGTCGTAGTCGTGGACCCACTTCCAGATGCTTCCATCCTTCTGTAACCACGACCAGTCCTTGTCACGGTAAATCTTAAACTTATCCTCGTCGAGGAACCAAGCCGTACCCGGAGGGGCATCCGGGTCCTCAACTACCGGAATCTCACGGCCGTTGTTAAACGCAAGGCCAGTAAGACCGCCAGCGAACTCCTTAGTGTTCGTGTACCGACGCTGCTGCGAGAGCAGGTTAAAGTAGGCACGACGCACACCGAGAGAGGTCAGGATAAGAGAGGTCTTGCCACCGTTGACGCGAACGTCGTCGGTAAGCTTAATCATCAGACCCTCGGACAGAGGCCGCGGAGTACCACCGTTAGCGTTAACAACCGACTTCCAGAGAGGCTGAGTCGTGGGGTCAACGTTAAACAGAGTACCAGTCGCAGCAACAATGCTAGACAGACCTTGCGGCTCACGGTTCCAGTTACCTGTGCGAACCACGATGTTAGTGGCGACGGTAGTACCGTCAGCACCATCGTAGGTAACAACGAGACCGTTAATCGCGGTGATCTGACGGTTAGACAGAGTGGCGACACCAGTACCGGGGGCCACAACGTCAACCTGCATACCAACCTCAAGGTACTGAGCGTTAGCAACGGTAAACGTATTAGCACCATCAGCCGTAACGGTAGCCAGAGTACCCAGACCCGTACCGTAGAATACGCGGTTCGTGTCCTTGAGAATGTCGCCCTTAAGGCCGTCCATTTCTAACTGCATGGCATTAGCGAACGCCTGGTAGTTCTCAGACGCTAACTCCATCGTCTGACCCGAAAGGCGCACTCGGCCGTATCCGTACTTAAGCGGAACGCGAACCGAAATGTAACCTTGCTGACCAGCCGCTTGCAGTTGCTCTAACTCGTTACGGTAGCCGATACCGTGGTTACGGCGAACGCGCAGCGGGAAGGTAACGTACTTACCACCGACCTGCGACTCGACACCGCTAGAGGTACGGACGATCCGCTTATAGCCGACCGCCTCTTCCTGTAACTGATTCTGGATCTTACCCTGGTAGACTTCCTTAGTAATGGCGTCTACCGTAGCCATAGATGCGGGCATTTACTACTCCTCGTTAGCCGCTCTCAACATTTCTGCAACAAGTTGCTCGGTGTCGGCATTACCAAGCTTACGAGGGTCAACGCGATCTGATGGAGTACCCCCACCTGAACCCAAAATAGGAGGCGCACTAGGAGTAGTCGTAGTCGTAGTCTCAACCTTACCACCGTAAGACTCAACGAGAGAATAGAATGATTCTACTGCCTTCTCGCCGTCTACACCGGAAGCAATTTGGTTAAGAACGTACGTATCATCGAAACCCTTAGGATACGCTTCATGTAACGCAGCCATATACTCGTCTAATACAGATTCGCCCTCTTGCGCTGCTCTAGTCTCTTGCTCGGCCATAAAAGTCTCGGCCATACGCTCAAGCATACGCTCATGCTCTGCTAAACGGGCTGCAATTGGGTCATCAGGATCGTCGGTATCATCAGGATCGGTAACCTCAGTAGTGTCCGCAACTCCCTGGCCGTAACCATAAGCCTCTTGCAAAGCCTTATATACCCGCTCGGGGTCCTGCTCAATAGCAGCGGCAAGTTGGGCTGCCTGGATTAAATACTCCGGGTCTACCTCTTGCTCGATAAAGGTCTTGTAAGGCTCATACTCCGACTGTAAGTTTTGGAACCTAGTTTGCACTCCACTATCCCACGCCTCTAACTTCGGCGTAACTAGCGGGTGAAACTCTTCTGGAAGTTGATCTAAAATCTCCTTCCAGGCGGGGTGTCCACCAGTATCAGTGTTACCCTCACCACTTGTACCAGACGTTACATCTTCTGTTACGTCTTGGCCCTGAGTAGTGTCGCCGTTAGTGTCTTCGTTATCCACTTTTTATTACATTCCTTCCGAGGTTTTGGCTGTACCATTCTGGCCCTGGCCGCTACCTCAGAGTGTAGGGGAAACCACACCCCTACAGGAAGGTGATACTTAACCCTTAGGCCCTCTACCCTTGCCTAAGTTCTTACGCTTAGCAGCCTCGACAACCTTGTTCATATCGAAGCCGTACTTTCTAGCCGCGCCCGCTGAACGATTACCTGCCAGGGGGTTAGGCTTAGCACCCATATTAATAGTGCCAGATTGCGGAACCTGAGCCCGCTGGGCTGGGTTAAGTACGGGCGTACTAGACTTAGGGACAGCAGGATAGTTCTTAGCGCCAGCCGGAGTAAACTGCCTGGCCGACTGAGCACCAATAGCCTTCTTTAACTGCCCAGGAGCCCCGGCCCTACCTGCGGCCCTAGCGGCTGCAATACCCGGTAAAGTGGGGTTGTTCTTCATCTTCTTCTTTAACTTCGCTAACTTAGCAGAAGCGTCCGGGGGAATAGCCACTAGATACCTGCCGCGTCGTCAGCAACACGAACAGCGTACACCATATCGTTCTTAGTCATCAAGTTAAGAACGGCAGCGGTGTAATAGGCCGCATTGATAGTAGTAAGACGTGCCCTAAGAGCCGCCACGTCTACGTAATTAGCCTCCGTACCCGTAGGGTGCGTAGTAGAGCCCTGAGTCTTACGCTTATCCGTAAGACCGAGAGGGTTCTCGGTTTCGGCTTGCGCCATTACATTCCTCCTTGTGGCGGACCTTGTGGCGGTCCTTGTGGCGGTGCCCCACCAGGCGCACCAGGCGGCTGATTAGGGTCTACCGGAGCCTCTCCACCAATAACGGGACCGTCAGTACCGTCGGGGAGTTGCGTCATCATACCTTGCTGTAATGTAATTTGGTGCATTGTTACGTGCTGCTCAAAGATAATCTTAACCTCTTCGGGCAACATCTCAAACTTCTGTGTCTTTCGGTATGCATTGTGGATCATAACGTGAAGTTGGTGGTTATCCCAGGAGTTAGCCGGAATCATAAACGTACTAAGATCAATCTCTTCGCCGGTCATCTGAGCACCAACGATTGCCATACGTAAGCCAGGCTCATCCTGTAGGGCTGTAATCTTAAAGTTCTCACGCTGAGCCTGACGCTTATCAATCAGGAAGTCCTCGTAAGCCTTTTCGATACCACCCAGGTCAAGCAACTCAAGGAACATAGGCGCCTCAATGGCACCCATCTTAAATACGTCCATTAAGAATGCTTGCTTAGCAGCCTTGCTCTTCGGTAAAGCGGAGCCGGCCTCGACCCTAATATCAACGTTACCTCGTAAGTCGTTACCCTTCCACATGGCAGCCTCAAAGGCTCCATCGGTGCCGGTGACCCTAACCATACGCGGAACGTCCCAAAACTGCGTAACGAACTTGAGGTAGTGGCGTCCGATTTTCTCGACCATTTCCTCAAGGGAGGAAATACTATACGATAACTTCGACTCATCTTGCTCTTGCAGGAAGGACAAAGCGGTGGCTGCGGTGACTTGCGAGGGATTCTGTCCCCGGCTAATCTCATGCTGTCCACTAATATCGTCCATATCCTGCTGTAAGCGATCTACCTCTTGTAAAACGTAAGGAGGTAATGAGTCCATCGGTAACGGAGTCGGCTTATCCATGCCAGGAGTGTAAAGAATAACCTGGCCTGGCTCACTGGTAATCTGGCGAGGATTAACAGAACCACGCGCAGCCAGTAACTTCGGCTTAGCCATGAGGTTCTTAGCCTCGATGATCTGGCTACGGGTTCTGTTATATTCTCGCTGTAAGGGTACGAGGTCGGTAACAACCGAGTCTCCATAGAACTTACCTGTAGGGATATGCTCGAACTTAGCAAACGGGTACTCCTTGTGATGATAGGGGTATCCGCCAGTAGCCTTCGGGCCATTCTCGTCTACAACTAATTCTACCTTACCTGTGTTAACGACAATCTGATCGCCGCAGATAGTAAGAAGCCCACCCTCAGGGAAGTCAGGGTGGGTTCCAGACTTAATCCAGAACTCTAAGCAGAGAACCTGATTACGGTCTTCCTTTTGTGCACCGACTAGATTTAAGAAGGAATCCTCTAATAAGTCGTCGGTTGCTGTCGTGTTAGGCTTGACCTTACTGCCGTAAACACGCTCTAACCAACCGGGATCTTTAGTAGTGGCGTGAATAACATAAGGCTGCTTCTCAATCTCTTCCTCCCGTAAATCAGGAACGAAAAGATGGAAGGGGTCAACACGCTCAACTACAATATCACCTACTTGCCCCTCGGGTGTAGTAATGCTGGGGTCCCAATAAGTCTTAGAAAACGACGTTCCACAAATGCTACCCCACCAGGCAATCTGACGGATAGTCTTGTGGATAGACTTATCACGATAAGCAGCACTTACAATATTCTCACCGACACGGGCTGCTACGATATCTTCATCTTCGGTAGTAGCCGGAACCACGTTAAAGTTCGG